CCCCGGCAGCATCTTCCTCTTGTATGGAGACAAGCGTGCTTTCATACCCGACAACCGCATCTTTTAAAGGAGTATTCACCTCGGTCAGCACATCATCCGTATCGTTGTCGAAATTCCATTTCAGATCTCCGCCTTCGACCCGACCGGCATAAGCCATTACTACCGTACGTACCTGTTCCGGATCGTCAGCCGTATAGGCATACATATCATCCGCCGTATCGAAATTCGAATATACATTTCCGCCGGTCACACTTCTGACTGCTGCCGGAATCTGTTCATCTCTCGAAGAGACCAAATAAGCATCGAAATCATCGGCATTGTCCGTCTGGTAAACAAGGGTACATGCGCCCTCTATCTTGTTATTATACGCCTTGGTCATACCGCCGTTCTGCGTACCGTCGGGCCATATCACACGATTTGTCCCCTGCATGTTGATCATCATCGGATAAGGACAATTGCGATAATGGTTCGCTTCCACGAACGCCGATGAATTTTCCGTATTCAGCAGGCACATGGTTTTGTTTCCGTCGAAATAATTATTGTAAATATGTGCTGTGGCGTGGCACAGCCGGGGATGCCTCGAATCGGAATGGTCGAACCAGTTGTGATGATAAGTAAAATAAATCGGATTTTCTTCCGTCGCACCACCGGCAAACGTAGTTTTCCCGGAATCCCAGAAATGATTGAACGAAACCGTTATGTTTGTCGTATTGTATTTCATGTCGATCGACCCGTCGCCTTTCACCTGATCCTTGTCCGATCCGGGCGCACCGTAAAAGAAGTCGTTGTGGTGAATCCATATATTGGAGTTGTCCGTATCCATCGACACGCCGTCATCCCCGAAAAGCATGATTCCGACATTCCGGATCTCCACCCCGTGCGCCCGTTTCAGACAAAAACCGTAACCATACGCCGTGGCATCATCGCCGATCCCTTCGAACGTGACCTGCTCTATCAGCCGCGAAGTATTGTTGCTCCCGGTGAAAGAGATATAATTGCCGTCCTTCAACCCGTCGATCTGGGAGGCTTTCACCTGCCCGATCATCCGTATGATCAAAGGAGTCTTATCGTATCCCCGACCGTATGCCGTGAGAATATCGGCCAGCCCGACAGCCGTGACCTCTGTCTTTTTATTATCGTTGATCACATGACAAACCATCGTATTTGCCGACGAAGCCGTCAGATAAAGAATCTTCGCACCCTCTTTCACCGTACCGTCGGCATTGTAACCACCGGGAGTCACTCCGCCGGCAAAGGCAAATCCCTCTCGAATATGAGGTTGGACGGTCAGGACCGAGGTGGTTGCACTGTCAAACACAACCCCTTCGGCATTCAGCGCATCTACCGTCAGCGTATAATTTCCGGCTTTCAATCCCGGTACATCCGCCCGATAATACTCCCGATAACGGCGGATAAGCGGCATATCTATCTCGCATCCGGTAATACCTTCGCCGCTATAACATACCCGATAACTTTCCGCTCCGGAAACAGGCTGCCATGTGACATACGCACATTCGAGCCAGCCCGACTCCCGAATCAGATTCAAAGCGGAAACGCTCTGAGAAAATACAATCCATCCGCCAAGTATAAGGGGGAGAACGAAACGTATATATCAAGAGAGACAGAGAACGGGCGTAAGTGTTCTATATGACAGAGAGATACGCGACAGACCCCGGACGCGCCGCCAAAAACGAAATGTATAATTTACTATAATTCCGGTATAATTAGCACGGCAAAATTCGACGGCCGTTATAATGTCGATATAATTACAGAGGGCGAAATCGAAAGATTTACGCCCTTTTCTATAATTTATGGTATAGATGCCTACAACAAGGAATTAGGCCGCAGAATCGCCTCATAAGTCGTCTATTCTACCACTCTTTCGATGGGCTATTAGCTCCCTTTGGAGCATCTTTATACATCCTCCCTTGAAAGGTCTTAAAATCCGCATTGCGGTTACTGCTGGGGTTACAAAATGGGGTTACACTTTTTCGATAATGGGGTTACAAAACCCGGTTTTTGACCCCCTGCACAGAGATAAGAAAACGCCCGAAATTTCGAGGATAGCCCCAAAAATCGGGCTTATAGAGGTAGGAAACTGCCCTATATAGCGCAAGGCGCAAAGTTTGTAAATATCTAAAAATAAATAGAATAATCATATTTGCGCCTCTTTTTTCGTGTGTTCCTCCCTTTTCAGGGCTTTCGGAGGCCTGTTGCGAGGGCCTATTCGGCCCGAACGACACCAATCACGAGAGCAATCGAATATACCTTTTCAAGCGGCAATTCGAATGGAGCATAAGCGGTGTTCTCCGATACCAAGACGACGTGTCTGTCATCCCGACCAGGTCGCACACGCTTGATGATAACCCCTTGCTCACTATCGACAACATACACCTTGTTCCACTGGAAGAACGTATCGAGCGGTAGACGCTTGCAGGCCACAATATCGCCGCTATAATATTTCGGTTGCATCGAATCACCGCTTACTTGGATCAAAAACTCTGCACCTCGGAACATCGGTATGTCATATCGGTCGCATTCGTAATCCATCACGGCAATACTATTCCCGGAGAGTACTCCAGCAATGGCATCGACTGGAATTAGCGGGATACCTCCTTGAGATACTTGTTTTGCAACTGGTACTGCGGCCGCTGATTTCAACATATCGCCACGCCCGGTTAACAACCAGTCAGCATTTATATCGAGAGAAGTTGCGATTTTCCCAAGAACATCGCATTTCGGCATAATACCTTTGATGTACCCCCGGATATTTCCCTCGCTGATACCGATTTTGTCAGCTAAAACGGTGTTTTTTCCGCCTCCAAACTTCTGCACGAGAAGTTCTATCCTTTCGTGAATTGTCCCGATCATAATACCAAATCTTAACTCAAACGTAAAAAATCACGATTAAAATTTGGATTATTCGTGAGATATTACGATATTTGCACTGTTGATACAATGTACCAACGCGCCAAAGTTACGAAAAAAAATGATATGAAACGGTATTGGTTCCAGCTATTGACGAGCAATTATGATGAATTAAGCGCCTTGATTCCCGACGGATCGAGCAAAACATCCGCTACGAATTTAGCGAAACGATGGATGAAACAAAACGGCATTGATAGCGCAATCCTGGCAGTGAACAGCATGGCGACCAGCAACATTCTCGATATGATACAAATTGAATTATAGATCATGACAAGGCAAATCTTATTACCGACACCGGTACGGATGGAGATGGTGAAGACTTTCAAGATTACCCGCGCCACACTTGATCGGGCATTGAAATATACGATCAATTCCGCCCATGCGAATATGCTCCGGGCAGCAGCTATTCAGCGAGGCGGCCGAGTATATACCGGTCAGGTTGCAGAGCCGGATGCGGAAGCAGTTGTCGAGATCTTTCGTGAAACCTGCCCTAAACGGCTCGACGGATCGTGTTTCTTTCACGACGCCTGCGATATGAGTTGCAGCCACGGTCGAGCCTTTCAAAGCAGACTAATCGTCAAAAAATAGAACTATGGTAAGTAAAATCCAACAAAGCATTGACAATCTTAAAGAGGGACAAGAAATTACGATCGTCCTGTATGATGGTCGGAGAATGTCCGGTCTGTATGGTGGAATGGATGGCAATAATGTAATCCTATGCAGCCAAAATAAGCAGGTGCCATCGCTGGGGTGGGAAATAGACACCATCGAAGAGATTCTATGTAGCACTCTCGCCCCTGCAGGGGATGTTGTACAGATTGATATTGTCGACGTCAAAACTGGGCGCAAGGTCGCAATTACAGTTGATTTTTCCAGTGAGGAAGGCCGATGTGATATTGAATTTGTTCCTGGTGTCGACTGTGATGAAAAAGGCCTTTATGTCAACCTTGCATCGCAATTCATCAAGATGTTAACGCACTGATTCAACAACGATTGATTATTCAGCAGAAAATCGCACTCCCGTGTAGCTCAAATGGTAGAGCAGCGGTGCGCATGGTTAAGACAGCAGGTTGTCGGTTCGAACCCGACCACGGGAGCAAGTAACATTCAGACAATGGAGTACCACAACAATACACTTTGCATATCGGCCCGCGAACTGATGGCGGTGATGACCGAATCCAACTACAAGCAACTGTCTGCTCGTGGCAAGGTAGAGGTGGCCCGGCGGGCTTGCCGCGGGCAGTATGCGCTGGTGGTCTTCGACAGCCTGCCGGACAAGTACAAGGCCGCCGCCAAAGAACTCTATCCGGAGGGCGGGGTCATGCAGCTGCAAAAGTGGTTCCGCGACAACTACACGCTCGATGCCGAGGCCCGGACGTTCTTCTCCCGGTTCCGGTTCGACAACGGCGATCCGCTGCCGGCCGCAAAGGTTACCGAGTACACCGTCAACGCTTCGGTCATCCGGGCCATCCAGCGGCTGATGGCCAATACGAAAGCCCTGCGCCAGGCCCAGCCGGGCGGCCGCGTGCAGTGGGACGACATGGCGGCGGCCGTGGCCTACTTCAAACAGGAGTACGGCCACACTTTACCGGAGAGCACCCTGCGCTTCCGCAAAAAGGTCGCCGAGTTCAACCGCATCGGTTATGCCTGCCTTATCTCCGGCAAATTCCAAAATCAGAACTCCCGCAAGGTGAACTATAAGATCGAACGGTTGATCCTCTCGCTCGACAGCCTGCCGGAACGTCCGTTCAACACGACGGTGGCCGAGATGTACAATCAATTCGTCTGTGGCGAACTGGATGTCTACGATCCCGAAACCGGCGAACTGTTCAATCCGGAGGAGTTCACCGACAAGAACGGCGACCCGCTGGCCTTGAGCGAAACGACCGTCGCCAATTATCTGAACAACCCGAAGAACCGCGCTCTGCGCTCGAAGCTGCACGACAGCGCCTGGGACTTCAACAACAAATACCGACCGCACCACAACCGCAAGGCGCCGGTTTGGGCCTTTTCGAAGATCTCGCTCGACGACCGCGACCTGCCGCGCCGCATGGCCGACGGCACGCGCGTCAAGGCCTACTACGCCTACGACGTGGCCTCCGGCTGCGTGATCGGTTACGCATACAACCGGCTCAAGACTGCCGACCTATTCATCGACTGCGTGCGCAATATGTTCCGACTGATCGACCGTCAGGGCTGGAACTGCCCGGCCGAGGTGGAAGTCGAGCACCACCTGGTCAACAACTTCGCCGACGGGCTGATTCGCGCGGGCGTGGTCTTCCCGTTTGTGCGGTGGTGCAACCCCGGCAACTCGCAGGAGAAACGCGCCGAGCATTTCAATCGTGCCAAGAAGTATGGCGTCGAGAAACGCTTACAGGTGGGCATCGGCCGCTGGTACGCCCGACTGGAAGCCAATCGGCCGAAAGAGGAGAAGATCTACGACGAATACAACAACACCTACAAGGAGGCGACCTATACCTACGACCAGCTCGTTGCCGACGACATCCGGGCCATCGCCGAATACAACCGGCAGCTGCACCCGAACCAAAAGCTCTACCCCGGACTGACGCGCTGGGAGGTGCTCTGTCAGAATCAGAACCCCGACCTTTCGCCCGTCGACAAGGCGCTGCTCTACCGGTTCATCGGAGAGAAGACCCGCACGTCGATCCGCCGCAGCATGTACTGCACCGTGTGCGGGGAGAAATACCGCTTGCCGTCGCCGGAGTTGCTCGAACGGCTGGCGCCCAACGACTACGAGGTGCAAGCCTATTATCTACCGAATGAAGCGGGCGATGTTTCCGAGGTGTACATCTACCAGGACGCAGTCTTTATCGCCAAATGCACGCCCGTCGGAGCCTACAACGAGGCAACGGCCGAGCAGACCGACGAAGACCGGCAAAACTACACCGAGCAGGCGAAATACGTGTCGGAGTTCGATGCACTGATGAAGCGGGAGAAGATCCAAAAGGTGCGGATCCTGCCGCGCGACCTCCCGACCGACCCGACCGACCCGGTGGAAACGGTCGAAACGGTCGAAACGGCGGCCGTGTCCAGCGCGGCAGAACCGCTCGACGATTTCAGTTTCGACACGGACTACGCAGCATTGGCAAAACAAGACCTTTAGAACGATATTAAAACGCTATTCGATATGATTGCAAACGACATTAAAACCAAGATCGTGCTGGCCATATCCGGCAACCGGCAGAACTACGCCTCCGATTCCAAACACGCGGTTGCCCTGGGCATCTCAACCTCTGTTTACAGCGAGATCAAGAAAGGGAACACCGAACAAAAGTTGAGCGACGCGAAATGGATGTCCATCGCCCGGCGGTTGGGCGTCAGCCTCGACGATAGCGCCGAGTGGCAGATCGTCAAGACGCCGACATTCGAGTACCTGTCCGCCCAACTGGAGCTTTGCCGGGCGAACAGCCTGTCGGGTATGTTCTGCGACATTCCGAACATCGGCAAAACGGTGGCGGCCCGGCATCACGCAAAAACCCACAAGAACGTCGTGTATGTGGATTGCTCGCAGGTCAAGACCAAGCAGCGCCTGTTCCGGTTCATCGCCCGCGAATTCGGCCTCACTTCGACCGTTCGCTACACGGACGTCTTCGATGACCTGGTATTCTACCTCCGGTCGCTCGATCACCCGCAGATCATTCTCGACGAGGTCGGCGACTTGGTCTACGAGGCATTCCTGGAAATCAAGGCGGCATGGAACGGCACCGAGGGCTGCTGCTCGTGGTATCTGATGGGTGCCGACGGCTTCAAGGCCAAGCTGGAGCGTGGTGTGGGACTGAAGACGGTGGGCTTCGCTGAGATACGAAGCCGTTGCGGCGATAAGTACAACAGCATCACGCCGCCCGAAGGGGACGAGCGCAGGAAGTTCCTGCTTGGCCAGGCTATGATGATCGCCCAGGCGAATGCCTCGACCGGAACCGATTACCGGCAGATCGCCCGCAAAAGCGACGGCAGCCTGCGCCGGGTCTATACGCTGATCACGAAAGGAGAATAACGATGCGCGCCTATTCACCGACGGAAATAGAGAACCTGCAAATCCCGGAATTACCCTTCGACGGAGAGTGGGAATGGGCTTTCGGCCGCCCGTCACGGTTCGAGCGATGGTTCATTTTCGGTGAATCGACCAGCGGCAAGAGTTCGTTCGTAATGATGCTGGCCAAGAAGCTCTGCGATTTCGGAAAGGTAGACTATGTCAGCCTGGAGGAGAGGGCCAACCTCTCGTTCAAGAAACGGATAAAACGCTTGCGGATGAAAGATGTGGCCGGGAAATTCAAGGTCGTTACCGACATCACAGTCGCCGAATTGGTCGAGCGACTGGCCCGGCCCAAGAGCGCCAACTTCGTGGTGATCGATTCGGTGCAGTACCTCGACGTGCAGAGTTTCGCCCGGCTGAAGACGCAGCTGCTCGACCGGTTCCCGCGAAAAGGGTTCATCCTCGTGTCGCAAATCTACAAGGGACGCCCGAAAGGCAAGATGGCCGACGATATCCGCTTCGACTGCGGCGTGAAGATCTACACCCGGGGCTACCGGGCCTACTGCCAGGGGCGCTATGCCGACGATGCCGCAGCCTATTTCATCATTTGGGAGGAAGGGGCTGCAAAGTATTATCTAAACGATAGCAGATCATGAATTATAACCGTTTTTACGCTCTGCTGAACCGGCTGCCGGTTCACGACGAGGAGATGAAAGAGCGGCTGGTGTGGCAATACACCAAAGGCCGAACAACCAGCCTGCGCGATATGACAGCTGCCGAATACCGGACGATGTGTGAGGCGCTCGACGGGTCGCTGAAAGACGGTTGGAGCATCCGCCGGGAGCAGCTTCGCAAGTCCCGATCGGCCGCCCTCAAGCAGATGCAGCGCCTGGGCATCGACACGTCGGACTGGACGCGCATCAATGCTTTCTGCCGCGATCCGCGCATTGCGAACAAGGAGTTCGGTGCCCTCGTTCCCGAAGAACTGGATGCGTTGACGGTCAAGCTCCGCTCCATCGAGCGGCACGGCGGGCTGAAAGCCCGGCAGGAACAGCCGCAGCCCGCATCGACACCCCGAATTATTTACATGCCAGTGGATGGATTACCCAATTAAAAATCGAATCGATATGAAAAAACGACTGAAAGAATGGATGTGCCGCTTATTCGGACATCGGATGTACGAAGAGATTTTCGCCGAACGGTTTTTCCGCTTCTTCTACAAAGGAGGAGCGCCGCTTTACAACGTAATACAGGAACATCGATGCGACCGATGCGGCAAATGCGAGCGTAAGGTTCTGCGTTCGAATATCCGCCGTTCGCAACTACTCAAGGAGGGATGGTTTATTGAGCACACATAGAGAAAGTAACCGAATAACCAATTAAACAGTACGACAATGAACAACAACGAAACAAAAACGGTACAGATGACCGCCGAGGAAGCGGCCCAGTACGAAGCATTCAAGGCTGCTCAAGCCAAAAAGGCCGAGGCCGAGCGGGCCAAGAAAGACCGGGAGGTTTACGGTCAGATGGTCGACGAGGAGATCGAAAAGGCACTTCCGATGCTCCAAGAGTTGAGCGGATCGATCAGCGCCACCAAGCACCGGATCGAGGATAATTTCCGGCAGATCCTCGACATGAAAGCCGACGTGCTCAAGCGGACGAAAGACGGGCAGAAGAGCCACACGTTCACCAACTCGGAGGGCACCAAGCGCATCACCATCGGCCGCCGCTGCTGCGATGGTTGGAAAGACACCGTGAACGACGGTATCGCCATCGTCAAGGACGCTTGCCTGGCGCTGATCAAGGATGACACGACCCGCGCGCTGGTCAATCAGATCATGCGCCTGCTGTCGCGCGACGCCGCGGGCAATCTGAAAGCATCGAAAGCCCTGCAACTTCGCAAGCTGGCGAACGATCTGAACAACGAGCGGCTGAACGAGGGTATCACCATCATCGAGGAGGCCTACATCCCCTCGTTCACCCGAACGTTCATCTACGCCGAGTTCAAGGACGAAAAGACCGGGGCATGGAAATCCGTGCCGCTGGGTATGACGGAGGCGTAGCGATGGCCCCGCGAATGGCGAATTTGTGGGGGGGGGTAAAATGAACAACCCGCCTGCCGCATCGGAACAGACGAGTTGCAAAGTAAGAAGTTGCAACAAAGGTAATCACAAAACACGGTACGGCAATGGGTAAACATCATAAAAACACACTCCGACGCATCAAGTTGGTCTGCGACATCGTGCAGCAGCACTATGAGCCGGGCAACTACGCCAAAAGTTATTTTCAGGTGTGGAAGAACTTCGTGAACCCCGTGTACCCCATGACCTACCACACCCTTATTAAGTACATCAACACGCCGCTGGGGGAACTCAAGGAGGCGGAACCGGAAGAGGACAAAAGACAATTAAAACTATTTGACGATGAAACGAATTAAACTCAACCAAATGGACAAACGCAACCTCTCGGCGGGATTGAATGCCGTCGTGTGGCCGTATTTGTTGTTCAGTCCGATGGGCTTTCGGGCAGGACTTGTCGCCAGCGCCATCTGCGTCGTGCTGGTTTATGCAGCAATCGCCGTGCGGGATCATAAGCGATATGTCGGTTGCGACTGGCGGAGTTATCTGCTGCTGCCGCTGCCCGGCTTGGTCTACTGGACGATCGCGATTGCTTTGAACCTTATTTTCGGATGATGGATCAGATAGCAGCACTCTTAATGAGCGTTCAGACGCGGCTCGGAGAGAGCATCCCGGAACTGGAGTATATCGACAAGGACTGGGGGCAGCTTTCTTACGAGGTTCCCTCGGTAAAATGGCCGTGCGCATTGTTGGATGTGGAAAATGTCGACTACACGCAGGAGGGCGGCGGCAGACAAATGGCCGACACGCAGATCGTCATCACGGTCGCCGATCTGCGTCTTACTCCGGCATCGTTGCCCGCCCCGAATAAGGAGAGCGCCTACGGAACCATCGAATTATTGGGGAAGATCCACCGGGCGCTGCACCTCTTCACCGCGGGAGGCTATGCACCCTTGTTCCGCAGCAATCTGAAAAAGGTCTTGGTCAACAATTCGTATGAGTGTTACCGGTTGACCTATCAAACGGCTTTCGAGATCGGGTTCGACACGGGAGCTACTTCGGGCCGCGTCGACCGAATCAAGTTGGATCTGAAATAACAAACGAAGCAAACAGAAGACGCCGGGCGTGTTGCCCGGCGTCTTCATTTGAATATCTTCTGCATATAGGCTTGAATCCGCTTGTCGATTTGCTCCTCCAGTTCGGTCGATTGCCCCATAAACTGGCGCTTGGGCATATCGAATCCGGCTCCTCGACCGGCTCGGCCGCCCTCGTTGTGAACCTGGGCATAGGGTACCTTATCGTTTCCGGCCGCCCATACGACGTGCGTCGATGTGGCTTTGGCCGTGCGGACGCTGTTCATCAACGCTGCCGTGTCCACCATCAACGAGCCGCGGCGGCGCTTGCCTGCCAGGTCGACCTTTGCCTGAGGCCACGGCTTCCCGTCGAAGGCTTTCTTTCGGAACGATCCCTTGAAATAGGACACGCCGGTTGCGGCAGCCAGTTCGGCGATCGCCTGCAAATCGATGCGCAGGCCTTCGAGTTTTTCTTTCGGTATCATTCTTGTTTGTAGAAAAATAACTATATTTGCATCGAAGCGCATACCTCCGGGGATGAATCGATCCGGCCAACCCTCGCGGATGATGGGGACTGGAGCAGTCCGGGCACTATACGGCGGAGCGGTGCGTTAATCCGAAGCGGATCCGGCACACCGGGAAGTCAACCCGATTCTTCGGGCGACCACCAGGCGCCGGGCCACGAAATAAAAGGAGCTGAACGCTCCTTTTATTTTTTGACGAGCAACCCGCGTCGATACTTGAGGCGCGGATCCTTGTCCCGGCTGATCTTCTTTCCGCTTTTCGTTGTCGGCTGCTGCTCGATCTCGAACCATGTCTTTATACCGAACATCTTCCCGTTTTCGATGCTGCAGACAACGTTTATCGCTTTGCCCTGGTAGAACTTCACGTAGTTGTAGCAGTTGAAAGCCTGACCGTCGTAGTTGTTCAGCCATATCTCGTCGGGTGCTTCGAGCACTTCGCCGATAACACCCAGCAAAGGCACGCGCTTTGCGGCGTATTTGCCCGCTGTGTGCGTCGAAAAAGTCTTTGCGGGCAACTCCACCGTTTTGCCGGAGAAGTCCTTAAATCGGCTATTTTGAGCAAACCATGCGGCTGCATCTCCGGTAAACGGTCGGAACGATTCAGTCGCGGCCGCCAGTCGCTTGCCGAACGAGGGCAGAGCGTAGTGCTGGCAGTAGAGTTTTCCGACAAGAGATGACGCCCGGTCGGGGAACTTGCGGACATACATCTGATTCGCCGTGAATACTTCGGCTGTTTCGGCGCGATTCACACCCCAGCCTTGTGCCGTCGCCCGCTTCCACTCGGCCGACGTCATGAACGTCTTCACCTTTTGCCGTTCCTCCGCAATATTGCCGTCGAACTCTTCGGACATAATCGCATCGACCCAGCATCGGCACCCCCAGTCGTTCGGCGGATAGATCTTGCTCCACTCCGGATCGGATGCCGGGAGTGTTAGCCCATCGAGGGCCGCGTGCTCCGGTCGCACCTGGCCGTCGCCTACCGTGCGATAGACCCAGTACGGAAGCGTATTCGCGCTTTTGCGCAACTGGCGGTATTGGGATGCTGCCTCGGCAACCTGTACGGCCGTCCGATATTCGGTGCGCTGCCACTTGTCATTGAACGTGTCGGTGATCTCGGCCGCCCGATTTTTGAAGTCCGCATAACTCTTGCTTTCGCGGAATGCCTGGTTGAGTTCCTGCACCTCCGCCAGCGTCTTGGCCGCCGAGAAGTGGAACAGGTTCTGCTCCATCGCCGTGGTGTATACGTCATCGGGAACGTTATACGCGATTTGAGCAGCGGGCGAAGCCGTTTTGAACCGCGTTCGAATAGCGTTCAACAGGTCGCGCGCGATGAACTCGAACAGTTCGGCATCCCAGTATGTCGATTGCCCGGCTGCGACGCGCTCAATCAGTCCCTCGTTGAGTTGCGTGGGGGCATTGCCAACGGATGCCCCGGCCTGCGGGGCATCCGCGAAAAAAGCCTGGCCCTCCTCGTCGTGGTCGGCCGTCTTACCGGGCTTTCCACCTTCGTCCGTTCCGGATTCATCGTCATCATCCGGATCCTTGTCGTCATCGGGTGGCACGATAGCCGCAGCTTTCTTGCCGATAACCTCGATGCCGAACGTATTACGGATCCACTCCGGATCGACCTCGTAATATTGGGACGCCTCGTAGGTCATCTTCCAGAGCTTCTCCAAATCCACCTCTTTGGTGATCTCCAGGCGCAGACCGGGTTTCATGAATCCGATGGATGCCAGGGCGGGCAGGATCTTCTTGTTGAAAGTCGATTCGATCAGTCGCTTGTCGGCTTTCACCACGGCTTCCATCAGCTTGGTGCTGCTCTCTTCTTTAGAGCGGTTCCCGTTTTCGGTATCTTGGCCGAGCACCGCCGCCAGGTTCAACAGCGAGAGCTGCTGGTCGCAGGTCGATATGAGATTCTTATACACGTCGCCGTTCGTAGCGACGCCCTGGGCGAACTCGAACTCCTCCGTGGTGTCAATGATGAAATAGGCGGCTGAGCCGATCTCTTTCATCATCATATCGGCCCGCTCCAACATCTCGTCGTCGGTGGTGTTGGTCTTCATGACGCGCGGCGGTATGCCGAAGATCTCGCATAACTCGCTCCAGCAGGAGAGGGCGAACTTCTTGATGAGGACATAGGGCACGGCCTTGTTCAGTAGTCCGAGGTCGCGCTTGCGAGGATAAACCTCGACGATCCACTTCTTGAACTCCGGCAAATCCCGATAATCGAGAGTGGCCGAACCCTGCGTATCGGGATAGAACTTGCCCACCTCCGGCGATATGTTTGCGCGGGGGATCAACTCGGCCGCAAGGTCGTCGCCGTCATAGCTGAACTCCACAACGGAGTGGTTGAAGAACTGCGCCTCGATGATGAGTTCCACCAAACTTTCGTACAGGCCCGAATCCTTGAGCTTCTGCGTTTCGTCATCGTCTTTCTTCCCGTTCGATTTCAGTTCGAACTCTGCGCCCTGACTTTTGCCGACGCGCAGCACGGAGATCTGCGACGTCATCAAGGCATCCAGCATAATCTCCTCGAACAGATGCTGCAGCAGCACCTGCTTCGGCTCGGTGCTGCTCGTCGCCTGCTGTCGCGCCCGTTTCCAGTCGGCAATATCCTTGCGTGTGATCGATTCGTTGCGCTTGATCACACGGCGGATAAGCCCTAAATCTTTGCGGCGATCGGCCTTTTGAACGTCAGCAACCGGTTCTTGTGATTGCTGGGTCTTGGTTTTATATCCGATTTTCTTCATTAAAGCGAGTGTGTGAATTTAGGATTGCTACCGCACCGGATTTTGATTTTCACCTCTCCGCGCTCGTCGGTCAGCAACGGCAGGCTGGGCGTGCGCGTACCGGCTGCGACCCCCTCCAGGTATTTGATGACCCTGTCGTAGCGCTCCTTCCAAATCTCGTAGATGGTTTCGGCACTCGACAGCCGGATAAGATTCCATACGGCCACGACTTTGGTATTGCCGAGGATGAGCGCATTGCGCTCCTTGCCCTCGGCGCTGAATATCTTTTCCGTATCGTAGCGGGGCCGCAGGTAGGAGCGCACCTCCTCGATGGCCTCCTCGATGGCTTGCAGTACGATCTGTTCGTCGCCGCCGGTGATCTCCCGGATGACGTGGGCGTACATGTTGCTGTTCAGTTCTTCGGGTTCTAAATACATAGCATTGAAATTTTACCACCTGCGGCTGGCACGTTGTCCTACCTTGAAGCGGTTGTTCGTTTTGCGTGCGGTATTACTCAAGATCCAAATGGCACCCTCCAACGCATCGGGGGCATCATCGTGCGCTTTGCTGCCTTTCTCGAAGCACAGGAGCTGATCGACGAGCACCTCCATTCCCTGCGAGCCTTTCTCCGCTTCGTTGAAGATGATGTCGCCCCGCTCGAACAGCGGCTGCATGTTCTCGATGCGGGTGAACTTGTCGTCCTTTTTACGCTTGTCCCCGACGATCGGGATCTGATAGCCGACCTTTTCACCATACTTGCGGAACTCGTCCAGGAGCAAGTCCTGCATGAAGTTCGCCTCCATCGTGTAACGCGCCGAGCTGTCGCCGACGTAGTCGTGGATCTCGTAGTGCCATTCGACCATCCGCGACACTTTCGTCTGGTCGGCGTAGGCTTTCAGTACGTGATACTTGCCTTTAGGTGTGATGCCGACCAGCATGGTCGCCTTGAAGTCGGCCGTTGCGGAGGATTTGAACGATGGGTCGGTGTAACTGACCAGCGCACGGTAGTCGCACAAGCGCAACATCTTTCCGTAGCGGATGTCTTTCTCCTCGAACACCGTTCCCTCGCTGATCGGGTTGTTCATATATTCGCGCTGGAAACAGCGTTCGCCTACGGTACGGCGCACCTCGGCAATTTCCTCGATCGTGTAGTTCTGCCGCCAGGACGGACGTCCGTTCTTATCGAGCGTATTCACGACCGTATGGTAAAAGTTCTTCTTCTCGGCCAGCATGCTGATGACCGAGTTTTTGCCTATTCGGTTTCCGACTACCGACAGCCGGCCGCGACCCATTGCCATCGTACCCATCAGAGCCGTCAATAGCCAGGTTACGGCGTCCTTGACACGACGAGGGTTGCGTACCAGTTCATCGTCATCAATGTCATCCACCCCGATATAATTAGGACGAAGGCCGCGCTTCTTGATACCGCGCGGCGACTGTCCACGGCCCAAAGCGACGAACAGATCGCCTTTTGTGGTGGTAAATTCTCCATCGGCCCAAGTTCCGGTTCCGCGCTGTTCTCCGAAATCCGCTTTGTACAGGTCGTTGAACTCCAGTTCCGCCTGCAGATCGCCCAGCAGACGCTTCGCGGAATCGCGGCTCTTCGACACAAGAATCATAATAAGCGGTTCGGCCCCTTCCTGTATCTTCAGCCACAGAGGAATCAGCAGCGAGAGATGCGTGGACTTCGCGTGTCCGCGTGCCCACTCGAAGAGGCCCCTGGCCCGCGGATGGTCGCGCATATAGTTCGCCGCGCTAACCTGAAAATCGGCGCACTCGCAGGTCGCCAGGTGGGGGAAATAGGTGCGCACGAAATACCTGTATTCTTTTTGCGCACGGGCAATACGCCGTTTGCGTTCTTCCTCCGAACCTTTCGCAATGATGACCGTCGCACGCTCGATGTCTTGGCAGTGCTTGATCCACCGCTCCTGCGCCTCTTTGTATTTTGTCGATGACGCCGCCATTCGTTACGCCTCCTGCGCAGAGATATGTTCGATATATTTTCGGTGCAGCCCGTTGATGGTCGCAATGAGGTCGGGCGTCAACTCTTCATCCGTTTCGGATCGCTGCACCATCCACTGCTCCAAGTCGATGATTACGTCGATCACTTCGTCTTTGGTTATGCCTTTGGCGATGCGTTTCGCCGAAGCCATGACTTTGGCGATGTTGTCCGAGAGTTTGGTGATGGCGTCGATGTCCTCCGTTTCGACCTCGCTCAATTTGGTGATGATCAGCTCGGATATTTTTTTCGCAGCCAGCATCAACGAATTGACCAGAGCTGTCGACGAGGAGTTCTGCTCCTTGCGCCGGGTGTCCCAATCCTCCTCTTTGGCCCACTTGCTGACGGTCGCCTCCGTAATACCCGTTTTCGCGGCGATCATCTTTTGAGTTTCACCGCTTGCGAACAGGCGGTAAGCATAATCCCGGAGAACGTCCAACTCCCGTCTCGTTCTCGCTTTTTTGACCGATTTAGCCATTCATAATTTGATCTGTTCGGCCCTTTCGGGCGGTTTCTATGCTGCAAAATTGGGGGCTTCGGTACGTATATAAAAAATGTATGTAAGAAACTTACATACATTTTGTTATAGTGTCGCAAGCTGCTCAACTTTGCAATCGGAAACAGCGGGATAGAGCAGCGGCCAGCTCGTCAGGTTCATTCCCTGAAGGTCGGGGGTTCGAATCCCCCTCCCGCAACAAACTTTTATACGAACGGCTGGCGCCGACAACACTATGGACAAGACGTATATCGATTCTGTAAACGAAGCATCGCGGGAGGCCGTCATGCGGCTCTACGGATCCATCGGAACGAAGATCGACGGCGACTATTTCGCCCAGCAGCTCGCTTCGCTTGATGCCGAAAATCTGGATATGATCCGCATCCGGGTAAATTCCCCCGGCGGCCATGTTTTCCAGGGGATGAGCATCGTGTCGGCTATCCTCTCCATGAATACCCCCGTATGCGTGCATATCGACGGTATCGCCGCATCGATGGCTGCCGTCATAGCAGTTGCGGCCGATACGGTGTGTATGATGGATTATGCCAAGATGATGATTCACGACCCCTATTTCGTCGATACGGATTCTGCAACAATGACCACCAAGCAGCGCAAGACGATCGCACGGCTTACCGATATGCTGCGGAAGGTTCTCGTCCGCCGGGGTATGGACGAAGCCACGATGTCGAAGCTGATGCGGGAGGAAACGTGGTTCTCGGCCCAGGAGGCAAAAGAAACCGGACTATGCGACGAAATCACCTCTTCGGCCCGCAACGAATATATGGGGTTGAATCCCATGCAGCTCGTTGCAGCCGTCAACGAAGAATACCAATCCACAAATCAAAAACAAATGGAAAAAGTCAATCTGTCGGCCGAGGCCATCGTGGCCCTCGGCAGCAAGAGCGGTCAGTTGGACGAGGCCGCAGTCAACGCAGCCATCGTGCAGACGGTCGCCGCGAAAGACAAGGAGATCGCCCAGCTCAAGGCTGAAAAGGAGAAAGCTGTGGCCGAGGTCGCCCAGCTCAAGAAGGAAAAAGAGGATGCCGTAGCCGCCGAGGCGGCCACGTTCGCCGATCAGCTTCTCAAGGCTGGCAAGATCGACGCCGGTGCAAAGGATGCCGTCGTCGAAACCTACAAGGCCAATCCGGAGAACGCCCGCAAGATCTTCGGCAGCGTTCCGGAACGCACGCGCCTCTCCGGCATGGTCGGCAAGAGCGGCGGCGATTCGAGCCGGTTCGCATCGAAGACCTGGGACGAGCTGGACAAGGCCGGGCTGTTGGCTGAACTCAAAGCTACCGATCCCGACCTGTACGAGAAGAAATACAAAGAGATGTCCGCCGGTCTGCGCATCACGCGCCAGTAACAAGTACACAAACCTCAAACACATTAAAACTCAAAGAATGCCTTTACAAGTTGAAATTTGGGTGAAGTCCATCGTCGAGGGACTTTTCGCCAACAACACGTTCGCCGCTCGTTCGGTGGATCACAGCGAATGGGTGGACAACAAAACGGTACACGTCCCGAATGCCGGGGCGGCTCCGAACGTCGAGAAGAACCGCACGGAGTTCCCGGCGAAGGTTACCCAGCGCGAAGACGTCGATCTGACGTATCAGATGGACGAGTTCACCGTCGATCCCGTGCGTATTCCCCACGCCGAAACGGTGGAACTTTCCTACCCCAAGCGCGAAAGCGTCATCCGGCAGTCGCGTCGCAAGTTGGCGCAGGATGTCCACGATTCGCTGATCTACGATTGGATCCCGGAGGGCGTGAAAGTCATCGAAACGACCGGCGAAGCCGTCGCTGCCCACATCGCAGGCGCTAAGGGCAACCGCAAGAAGATGACCAAGGCGATCGTCGAGGAACTTCAGACGCTCTTCGATGAGCAGGAAATCCCGGAAGAGGGCCGCTGCATCCTGCTCGACGCGCGGATGTACAACCAGCTGCTCAACTCCATGACGGACGCCGAGCGCAACAGCTTCCTGGTCTGCGCCGATCCTGCCCGCGGTGTGATCGGCAAGTACATGGGCTTCGACTTCTACAAGCGTTCGAAGGTGGCAAAGGCAGCAGAGGACGGCACGGTGAAGCCCTGGGATGCCGCTGCCGAAACTACGGACTGCGCCGCCGGTCTGGCCTGGCACGAGGACTGCGTGTCGCGCGCACTCGGCGAATCGGTGCTGTTCGACGACGAGGGCAACCCCCTGTACTATTCGGACATCATCTCTTTCCTGCAGCGCGCCGGTGGTTCGTCCATCCGCTCCGACAAGAAGGGCATCATTCTGATCAAGCAGGGCACGGCCGCGTAACGACGGCCGAGGGGGATCGGGACAGCACCCGCCCGATCCCCCTTTTAATAATCCGATACGACAATGAAAATCGAACTGAAACGCATCGCTCGCAAAGAAACCTACACCATCGGGCACCTGTCCGTCGACGGTCGCTACATCTGCGACACGCTGGAAGACCGCGACCGCGATGATAACCGCAACGGTCGTTTCGACGGCGGAGAAAAGAAGGTGTATGCGCAGACGGCCATCCCGAACGGCACCTACAAGGTAACGTTGGAGCACTCCCCGAAGTTCAGTCCCAAGTACGGCGGTCGCAAGGTGCCCTATCTGCACAACGTCCCCCATTTCGAGGGTATTCTGATCCACACAGGCAACACGGCTGACGATTCGGCCGGCTGCATCTTGGTAGGAACGAACAGCGCGACGGGCCGTGTAACGAACAGCCTCGTTGCGTTTAACAAGCTGCTCCCGATGTTGGAGCAGGCCGTGGCTCGAAAAGAGGAGATTTCGATAACCGTACACTAACGACGAATGGGCGACTACATCTGGCAAATCATCGTGCTGGTGCTGACCAGTGCCTGCGGGTGGTTTTTCGGCAAGCTGCAAACCAAGCGGGAACAGAAGCAGAGCGACCTCCAAATCATCGAGGAGGCTATCTCCCCGCTTCTGACTTCCATCAAGGACTTGACAGAACACAACAACCGCCTGGTGGAGCAATACCTTGAAGAACAGAAGCAACGACTGGCCGTGCAGGAAGAGAACAAGAATCTGAAAGCCGAACGCGCAGAACTGGCCGAACAAGTGTCGAAGCTGACGGCCAAGGTCGATAAACTCGAACGAACAATCAAACGACTGGCAAATGAAAAAGATACTCTTTCTGACGATTAGCCTGCTGGCCGGATGCAGCGCATCCAAGCAGGCGATGAAGAGTTCCGAAACGCTCTTCCGCGATACAATGACGACCGAAACTACCGACACGACGACCGACCGGACGGAGCAGGAACTGACGGCTACCGAGCAGGAGCGCGACGAGGAGGTGATCACCGCAACGACGGTCTACGACACCTCGCAACCCATCGACCCGACGACCGGGACGCCTCCCGTCAAGGTGTACACCGAGCAGATCCGGCGCACCTCGACGAAAGCTCGACAGGAAGCCAAGATCGAAAGTACCTCGACCGAAATGCAGACGACCCACCAAACGACGGACGAACATTCGGAACGGGCGGCAATCGTCGAGGCGACCAGCCGCCGGGGTATGAACGCAGCGCAGCGCATCCTTTGCACGATCGGAGTGCTCACTATCGCCGGGATTGCCGGATGGTTGCTGTGGCAATGGTTCAGACGGTAATCGAATAGCATTAGAACGAACTTAAAATCCAATTTTTATGGCAAAGAAACTTACCCCGGAGGAACGTGCGGCACGGCCCGCCGCTGGAAAGGCCGTCAAACAGGACAAGGCAAAAGAACCGGCTCAAGAGACGGATGCCGCTGCTGCCCAGGAGGCCGCCGACCAAAAGACTGCCAAACCGGTCAAAACCGACGAACCGGGTCAGGAGGCCGCCGACCAGCGACCTGCTGATGACGCAGCCGAGGAAACCGCTGCTCAAGAGCCTGTCGACCAGCAGCAGCCCGCGGACGATCCGGACAACCCGCAGGAAGCGAACGATCCTTCCGACGCCGAGCCGTCTGAACAGGGGCCGGTCGAAACCACGGACAAAAAGAAAGAGGACGCACCGTTGTCCCCGGCGACTGCCTATGCGGGCAGCCCGGCCGAACTGGCTGCTCGTGCTGCCGAAACGGAAGCGGCACGCAGTGCGGAACGACCTAAATCCGCATCTGACGGTCTGACGAAAAAAGGTCGGCAGATTCTGGAAGAATATCCCGCGGCCGACGTGGTTTATATGACCTCCAACGGCTTCGGATTCTTCCGGGAGCAGGATGCCCGTAACCACGCGGCCACACTTCGGAACAAGACCGTAACCATCGTAAAACGCAAATAGATGTTACCACGCGTAAAAATCACTTTCGCCAACGGCGCCCTCGGCCAGGTCGAGGCGATGGCCGACGGCTGCCTGGGCTTCCTCGCATTGGGCGCCCATGAAGTCGAGGGCGACGACAACTTCAAGCTGGGCCGGGCCTACACGGTCAAGAAACTCTCGGCACTCGAAACGCTGGGCGTTACGGCCGAGAACAACCCGAACCTCTACCGCAACGTCAAGGACTTCTATGCCGAGGCGGGCGACGGCGCCGAGCTTTGGATCATGGGCTTCTCCGACACGGAAACGTTCGCTTCGGTGCTGGACAAGGACAACGCCGCCGGAGCCAAAGCGCTGCTGCAGGCATCGAACGGCAAGCTGCGCGGTCTACTGGCGTTCAAGACCCCGGCCGAAGGCTATACGATGACGGCCAAAAACGGGTTCGACACAGATGTTACGGCCGCACTGGTCAAGGCCCAGGGACTGGGCGAATGGGCGACCGACACGCTGCGCGCTCCGATCTTCACGCTCGTGGAAGGCTACGGCTTCACCGGTGACGCTATGCAACTTGCATCCCTCACTACGATGGAGTACAACCGGGTGGGCGTCGTCATCGGCGATACCATGCCGAATAGTTCCAACGCCTGCATGGGCATCGTCGGCGGCCGCATCGCAACGGCACCCGTACAGCGCAAGATCAGCCGCGTGAAAGACGGTGCTCTGACGCCACTGGCCGTCTATGTCGGCGACCAGCTGGTTGAACTGGCCGACGTGGAAACCATCCACGAGAAAGGATACATCACCTTCACGACTTTCGTCGGCCGCACGGGCTATTTCATCGCCGACGACAACCTGGCGACCCGCGTCGAGGATGACTATCGTTCGCTGACCAACCGCCGCGTGATCGACAAAGCCTATCGCATAGCCTACAACACGTTGCTCGACGTGCTCAACGATGAAGTGCCCATCGCTTCAGACGGCAATCTGTCGCCCGCCTGGTGTACGTCGGTCGCAAGCACCGTCGAACAGGCGATCATCTCGAACATGACGGCCAACGGTAACCTGGGCAACGACCCCGGCGATCCGAACGACACGGGGGTGGAGTGTACCATCGACTACGCACAAAAGATTCTTTCGACTTCGCAGCTGGCCGTCGGCCTGCGCGTGAAGCCGAACGGATATGCCAAGTACATCGACGTCGAACTCGGCTTCAAGGCCGCATAAAACAAGCAGCAAATGTTTAACAGCAGACAATATGAATGGTCGGACATCACCGTCTTCGCAGGGAACCGCGATATAACGGGTATCCGTTCCATCAAGTACGTAGTCAAGCAGGAAAAGGAACTGCTTCACGCCAAAGGCAACAAACCGATGTCCATTCAGAAAGGCAACATCACCAACGAAGGGGAACTCGGCCTGTTGCAGTCGGAACTCGAAGCGTTGGAGGTCGCCGGCGGCGGCTCGATCCTCGACCTGGAGCTGACTGTTGTCGTCAACTACGGCAACCCGTCGAAAGGCGACATGATCAAGACCGACGTGTTGACCGGCGTACAGTTCACCGAAGAACCGCGCGAACTGAAACAGGGCGATAAGTTTATGGACATTACGCTCCCGTTCATCTTCCTGGAAAAACAACCCAAAATCTAACCACCGGGCAACCGGATAACAACATCAAAATATGTCGAACGAAAAAATGATCGGACAGGCTACTCCGGAACAGATCAAGGAGTGGAAAGAGAAGCACGGAGAGATCTTCTCCATTAAGGTGGACGGACACGTCTGCTATCTGCACAAACCCGACCGCACGACGATTTCCTACGCTTCGGTAGCAGGCAAGACCGACCCGCTGAAATTCAACGAGACACTTCTGCGCAAGTGCTGGCTGGGCGGTAGCGAGGCCATCCGCACCGACGACGACAAGTTCCTGGCCGCTGGCGGCGTACTTGACCGCATCGTCGAAGTAAAGGAGGCTGAACTGGAAAAGTTGTAGAGGCTACCGAGGTCGGAGAGGGCGAATGGATCCGGCAACTGGATGCCCAACTGCGCTATTATATGCACACCGACCCCGATAGCCTGTCCGACGAGGAGTGGGCCATGCGTGTGAACGAGTTGAAATGGATTCGGGAACAGGAGGCGAAAACCGCCAAATCTAACCGATGAAACAGGCAACGAGTACTACCGCATAGAGCACGCCCCATAACCAACAGATGGCTTTCGCCCGATTGGGATGTTCTGCCCTGTCGCGATAGGCTACAATAAAAGGCATCGCAGGCAATGTAACGATTGTTACTACCGCCGCGGGCAACTTGACTGCAAGTCGCAGCGTAGCCACGCACAGATAGTAGATGCCCATGAGGGCGAGCCATATTGTTATAAGCGTACCCATACGTCCCAAATATACGAATAATTTTCCGAATGGCAAACATTCTCGAATATACGCTCTCGCTCAACGACCGGATTTCCGGGAAGCTGACAAAGATCGGTATCGCCAACGACAAGCAACTGGCGACGTGGGCCAAAGTGCAGCAGCGGGTCAAAGGGGCCGACGCCACGATGCAGAAATGCGGTGTCAGCCTCGGCAGCCTGCGGGAACGTGTCGCCGCCCTTCGGGCCGAAAAGGAGTGGATACCGGCCAGCAACATCAATGCCATCCGGCGCACGAACATCGAGGTCAAGCAATTGGAGGGACAAATCCGGCGTCTGGAACGAGTGAACGGCGGAGCTATCAAAACAATGCTGTCGGACGCGTTCAACAGCATTCCGTTCGCCAATGTGCTGACCAATCCGATCGTCGTTGCCGGAACAGCCGGGTTCAAGGCCCTGCAGCAGGGATTCGCCCGCGAACAGGTGAAAGTCGCTTTCGATGTGCTGATCGGCGATGAGAATGCCTCCGGGAAACTTCTCGCAGACATCAAGCAGTTCGGAATGGCTACGCCCTATATGACTGCCGACTTGCAGGAGAGCGCCAAAATGATGCTCTCTTTCGGCATTACGGCAGACAAGATCATGCCGAATCTGAAAGCTCTCGGAGACATCGCGATGGGTGATCGCAACAAAATGAACTCGCTGACGCTGGCTTTTTCGCAGATGACCTCCACGGGCAAACTGGCCGGACAAGACCTGCTGCAGATGATCAACGCCGGTTTTAACCCTCTGACGGAGATGTCCCGCACCTCCGGCAAGTCGGTTGCCGTACTCAAGGATGAGATGTCGAAAGGCAAAATCACGGCCGATATGGTAACGAAAGCCTTTTATTCTGCGACACAGGCTGGTGGCCAGTTTTATGGCATGACCGAGAAGATGGGACAATCGAAAGCAGGCAAATGGTCGACCCTTGTCGGAAAAGGAACCGACCTGCTGCTGAAATTGTACGACATCATCGAACCGTTGGTCATTCCGGCCATGAACTCGCTGGACAACATCATTGCGATTGCAGGTGCAGGACTTACCGCTTTGGGCAAGATCATCAACTGGGTCGTCTCCGGCTTCAATTGGTGGTTCTCCTGTTTGAACGAGGGCAACACCCCGATTACATTGATCACCATCTTGCTGGGGTCATTGACTGTTGCTATGAGCTTATTCGCCCTTAAGGCCAAAGTCGTGGCGCTCTGGTCGGGTATCGTGACGGCTGCCAAATGGGCGTGGGCGGCTGCACAGAACGCGCTCAATCTCTCGCTGCTGGCCTGCCCGGTTACCTGGATCGTCGCCGGCGTCATCGCGCTGATCGGCACGATCGCCTACCTGTGCTACAAGATCGACGGCTGGGGATCGCTCTGGAACGGAGTCGTCGGCTTCATGAAATACACGTTCATGGCATTCGTCGAAGGTGTGAAGCTCTACTTCTCGACGTTGATCAACGGCATTATGATCGGACTGGACAAAATCAAGCTCGGCTGGTACAAGTTCAAGGAGGCGTGCGGCATCGGCGACAGCGCCGAGAACCAGGCTGCCATTGCGAAGATCAATGCCGATGTGGAGAAGCGTCAGCAGGCGATCGTGGACGGCGCGAAGAAAGTGGCCGAGAATGCCAGCAAGGCGAAAGAATCGCTTTCCGGAATCAGCATGTCGTGGAACTCCGACAAATCCCTGGGCAACGTGGTCGGAGGTCTCAAGGACAAGTTCGGTATCGGAGCGCCGGCGGTTCCCGGCATGACGCCGATGGGCGGCACCGGGAAACAAGGCGGCACGAATACCGGGGCTGCGGGTTCCGGAGCGGCATCGGCCATCGCTACCGGCGGCAGCCGCTCGACGTCTATCACGATCAACCTCAAATCGCTGGTCGAGAACCTGGTATTCGAGGGCGGTTATGAAAGCAGTCGTGATGAAATGCAGCGAGACCTCGAAAGTGCGTTGATTCGAGTTCTGCAAACCGCTAATTCCGCATTGTGATGGCAAAGGTAGAATATGAATTGAACCGGATCGCCCCTCAAGTGAATGCCGGATATAGCGGCAATCCGTTCGACCCGGTGCAGATTACGATCAACAAGGCGCTGGGACGTTACGGGGCCGTTCCCCCGTTCTTCATCCCTAAAAAGGAGGACATCATCACTCAAGTGTACGATGCCAATGAGATCATGGATGACTATACCGCCGTGGGGATCATCCATTCGGTCATGCCAATGAAGTTCAAACGACCCAATGACAAGGAGTGGTTCTGCCTACCGCTGGAGCCTCTCGTGTCGATCAGCGGAAAGAATACCATTGTCCGACGCAAAGTCGCCAAGTCGAAGCTCAATGGCACTATCAAGGAGCGGTGGAGCCAAGACGACTATGAAGTAACGATACAGGGTGTCATATCCGGTTCCAATGAATCGAAGTACCCCGACAGCTACCTCCGCAAGCTGATGGAGCTGTTCGACGAACGGCAGGCGGTCGAGGTCGAGCAGGAGATCCTGCAAGTTTTCGGCATCCATTACCTGGCCATCGAAAGTGCCTCGTTCCCGCATACCAAAGGAATGAACAATCAAAATTACGAGATCAAAGCCTACAGCGATAACCCCGTAGAACTTCTAATATCAATCTAACAGCGTTCGACCGATGTTTGCAATGAATTTCGACATAACGATCGGCACCTTCCGGCTCACGACGCTGGAGAGCGTCGTCGTAACGTGCAGCGTCGAGAACCTGGCCGATACGGCTACGATCACGCTACCCGGTGCGGCTTATAACCGGGCGCTGGAGATCGAGAGCAAAATCAAGGAAGGCGATGCCGTGCGCATCCGCTTCGGCTATGATGCCCACCTGCAGGAGTTGCCCGTGGAGTTCGAGGGATATGTCGAGAGCATCGCCACGGACGACGGCTCGATTAAGATCAACTGCGAGGACGAGATCTACAAGTTCCGCAAGGATTTGAAGAATACGGTGCTGTCGTCGGTTTCCGTCAAGGTGCTGCTCCAACACGTCATTCGGGAATTGGGCGGATTCGAGTTGTCCTGCGATTACGATTTCAAGTACGACAAGTTCACCATCTACGAGGCGACGGGGTTCGACGTGCTGAAGAAAGTGCAGGAAGAGACCCGCGCCAACATCTACCTCAAGGGAAAGACGCTGCACGTACATCCGCAATATGCGGAAACGGGCAAAAATGTAATCTGCGATTTCGCGGTGAATATCGAGAAATCCGAACTCAAGTACAAAGACGCCCGGAAGCGCAAATTCATCGCTACTATCGAGGGAACGGATGCCAAAGGCAAGACGATAAAGGTTACCAAAGGCACGCCCGGCGGCGACAAGTTCACGCTCAAGCTGCCCGGAGTATCGGACAAGGCGACGCTGGAACGCCGGGCGGAAGAAGAGTTGAAGATTCGCGCCTATTCGGGGTATGAAGGGAGCTTCACGGGGTGGCTTCTGCCGCATATCGCGCCGACGGACATCGTGGAACTGCGAGATGCAGACTACGAGTACAAGACAGGGAAATATTATGTGGTTTCGGTCGTGTCTACTTTTGCCGCAGGCGGCGGCAGCCGGAAAGTAACCATCGGGAAAAAGATCGGGTAAGAATGGATAAGGCAACACAGATACGGGGCCTGTTGCGCTCCATCGCGGGCACGGACAAGCCCTCGTTCAGTTTCCGGCTGATGGAGGTCGTCGGGATCGACGGCGACCTGTGCCGGGCGAAGATCGATGACTTCGAGATTCCCGACATCCGGCTGTCGTCCATCGACGGGGGATCGGAGAACGGATTGCTGATTGTCCCGGCAGAAGGGAGCATCATTCTCGTGGCGGACATCTCGTGCGGCAACCTCCGGGAGCTATGCGCCATAGGTTACTCCGAAATCGCATCGATCCGCTTTCATCAGGGCGACACGACGTTGTCAGCCGATGGCCAACAAGTCGAAATCACGGTCGGCAACAGCAAGGCAAAAGTGGAGAAAGAGCGGATCGAGCTGACCCTCGGTCAAAGTTCGGCCCGAATGGAGAAAGACTGCTCGACGCTCGCTGTAGGCACAAGCAAAATAACCCTTGAAGACGGCAAGATCCAGTTCAACGATGGAGCCAATGCCGGGCTGGTCAAGGCCGAGGAACTGGCAAAAAAGCTCAATGCGTTGGAGCAGGAGATCAATGATCTGAAAACAGTGTTCTTGAGCTGGAAGCCTATGGCACAAGATGGTGGTGCCGCCTTGCAACTTGCCGCATCGACATGGAGCGGACGACAAATAGGCACCACACAACGATATGAATTGGAGAACGACAAAATAACGCACTGATGGCAAAGAGTACAGGCATATTGCTCGACCCGACGACGGGAGATCTTGCGGTGTCCGCCGGGCGGGATGCCGCGGGGCTGATCTCCCAGGGGTTGGAGGTTGGAACCACGACCTTTCAGACCCAAGCGTTGATCCTCCAAGCCCGCAAGGGAGAGTTCAAGGAGTACCCGACGCTCGGCGTCGGCATTTCCGACATCCTGGGCGACGACGAAACAACGGGATGGAAACGCGAAATAGCCCTGCAATTAGAGGCCGACGGAATAAAAGTGAAAAGCGTCGAACTTGATTTGAAAACCAACAAACTGACGATCGATGCGGAGTACGATTCATAACAGGCAGTCGCTGCTGGACATGGCCGTCCAGGAATGCGGTTCATTCGAGGCGGCGTTCGCTCTTTCCGAGCGCAACGACATCGCTTTGACGGATGACCTTTCGGCCGGGCAGGAACTGGAGATCGCCCCGGAAGATGTCGGCAACAAGCGGATCGTCGCAGCGCTGACAGCTCAAGACGTACGCCCGGCCACGGCGATCTCGGCCGAGGACGCAGCACTCGTACCGTGGGGCGGTATCGGATTCATGGGTATCGAAATAGATTTTATTGTGAGCTGATGAGAACTATCGACGAAATCAAAGAGAGCATCGCCGTCGACTTCATGAAGAACGAAACGGTGGCCGATGTGTTCGGCTTCCCGGCAGGCGACAACTTTACGGCACACTTCAGCAAGGTGTCGATCATCAACATTTTGTTCTACATCTTCGCATGTGCGGCATGGGTGCAAGAACGCTTGTTCGAGGCGCACCGGCAAGAGATCGAAGCCCGCATCGAGGAGATCATCCCGCACAGGGCCAAGTGGTACAAGACGAAAGTGCTGGAGTTTATGAAAGACCGGGTGCTGATTGCCGATACCGACCGTTACGACACCTCTGAAATGACGGATGATGCTATCGCAGCGGCCCGTGTGGTCAAATATGCCACAGCCGACGAAAGTCGGGACGCATCGATTCTGACCATTAAAGTCGCAGGAGATGCCGGAGGGACACGATGTCGCCTGTCCGACGAGGAAGAGGTGCAGTTGGCCGCCTACCTCGCTGAAATCAAAGATGCCGGGGTGCGCATCAACCTGGTGAACAAGGATCCGGACACGTTCAACTGTTCGGTCGACATCTACTACAACGCCATGTTGCTGCCGGAGAACGTACAGAACGAATGCGAGGCAGCCATTCGCAATTACATTGAAAACCTGCCGTTCAACGGGGAATATACCAATATGGCGCTGATCGATGCCTTGCAGTCCGTCGAGGGCGTGCGGATCGCCGAGTTCAAGCAGGCGACGACTTCCGCCAGCGATGAGGCGACCGTCATGGCCATCGATGCGCGTTGCACCCCTTCGGCCGGGTATTTTAAGGCTGGAGAAATCACCCTTAAGATGAAAGCCTATGCGCAAGTATAACATCAACTTCAAACGGCTGGCGCTGTTGCTGCTTCCGACATTTCTGCGTCGGCCGATGATGGCATCCTTGACGTATGCGGTCATCACGCCCCTGGGCTACATCCATACGAACTTCCTGCAGTTCCGCAATGATGCGGCCTACCGGCTGAACCACAACGGGCAAGTGTGCTACCTGCGGGCAGCATTGAACGATACGTTCGACCCGGAATTGCGCCGGATTACGGTAACGGACACCGCACAGAACGTCGGCGTGATGCTCGTATTCCGGCGCGATGAGGATCGTCCGATCCTCGTTCCGCTGCGTGATTCGGGCACGGTCTTGCTGGTCAACCGGCGGGGGTTCGGGGGCGCAAGCGGTTACGATTTCGTCGTTAATATCCCGCTTGCATTACGGGGCCTCGACGAAGCGAGGCTGACGGCAGTGGTTAATACCTACAAATTGGCATCCAAACGATTCGCAATAAGCTATTACTGATGAAAAGTACATTAGGCAACTATCTGACCCAGTCGAACAAAGATTTCCCGGTCGATGCGGAAACTTTCGACTACATCCAGCGCAATCAGGCTATGCTGGCCGTGCTGGGCAACATTGCCGGGGACAAGGCCATTCTTTTGGGCTGTGAGCCGGAGCAGAACAATACCAGCCGTCGGGAGGGCTACGTCTTCATTCGCACGAAAGAGTTCCCGGAAGGCGAGATCCTCTACTGGGAGGGCGGCTCGGTCGCCGCGGGAATGTATCTGAAAAAGGAACCTGTGCAAGTTACCGCCCAGGGATACGAATTTACGCAAGCATACACGATCCGCAGCCTGGCACCAGGTATCGGCGAAGAGAATTACAGTTGGGCCGACATGAAGTCCGTGTTGACGCTTCCGGAGTTGGAACGCCAGAACACGGCGCAACAGGAACAACTCTCCGGATTCGCCTTGCCGCCCCTGGGCATCGTACAGATATGGGCCGGAACAAAGGTGCCGGAGAATTACGAACTTTGCGACGGTCGGGAGCTGAAAACGTCGGACTATCCGGAGTTGTATGCTGCCATCGGCACCCGATTCAACCGGAGCTACGACTGTAACGGCAAACAATACTCCACAACATCGGGCTATTTCCGACTGCCGGATCTCCGGGGCCGGTTCCTCGTCGGTTACAACGTCAGTGATGCCGATTATAATACTTATGGCATGGTCGGCGGCGAAAAGACCCATCGGCTGACTGTGAACGAAATGCCAGCCCATACGCACGGGCAGAACTTGTGGCAGGAAGATAGTGGTCGCTGGAAGGGCGGCGGCGATAATTCGTCTCCGAACTCGACCTCGAAACACGATCGTACGACTCCGTTCGGGAAAACGGACAGCACAGGCGGCGGAGCTGCCCATGAAAATCGTCCGCCATACTACACACTTGCATACATCATGCGCCTGAAATAATCAAAACATCGATACAATGGCAATCAGAAGCATAACCCAACTGAAAACGTGGTTCCGCAAAGGAGCCTATCCGCTGGCGTCGCAGTTCGCGGATTGGATGGACAGTTATTGGCATAAAGAAGAGAAAATACCCATCGATTCGGTCGAACAACTGGCAGATCGGCTCAATGGCAAATACGATGCTACCCAAGCGAACGAGCTGCAGAAACAGGTAGAGGATGCCGTTCGTAAAACGAACGCTGTCAAGGAGGATGTCGCCACGCTCTTCACGAATGTCGAAGAGCTGGAAGCCGAAGATGAACGCCTCGATGGCCGTATCACCTCCGGCGACGAGGCTACGCTTCAGTCTGCCAATGGCTATACCGATACGTCTATTGCCGAGGAGCGTGTCGTGCGCGAAAGTGCGGAGCGCACAACGCTGGAATCGGCCAAGTCTTACGCCGACCAAAAGATCGCGGAGGTAGTCGGAGGATCTCCCGAAACGCTTGACACGCTCCAAGAGCTTGCCGGAGCACTCGGTGATGATCCCAATTTCGCCGCGACGATAGCCAGTCAGATCGGAAAGAAAGTCGATAAGGTCGAGGGCAAAGGTCTTTCGACCGAGGATTTCACAACTCCCGAAAAGGCCAAGTTAGCCGGTATTGCAGCCGGAGCCAATAACTACACGCATCCGACCAGCCACTCGGCCGATATGATCGAGCAGAACGAGAACCGCCGGTTCGTGTCCGATGCGGAGAAAGAGGCATGGAATAACAAGGCCGAACCGGTGGCATTGCACCCGGTGTCGTATGCCGAATTGGTCGCTTTGCGCGACAGCAAACAGCTGCGCCCCGGTCATCACTACCGCATCACCGATTTCGTTACCACAGTGGCCAATGACGCCGAGGCACGCTGTGCCGGGCATCCGTTCGACATCATTGTGCTCTCTACGGCAGCCGATACACTGTCCGAGGAGGCACGGGCTATCGTGAACGAGGACTATGCGGAGTATTTCGGTATGGCGAACCTCGATGCGTGGAAAGTGTGGTACTGCCTCGATAACGACGTTTCCCGCTTCCAGTGGGCCGATGAAGCGAACGGCCGGGGCGTCATCTACCGGCTCGTCGACGAGTGGCAGAATGACTGCCCCTATGACTTCAAAAATATCCAGTTCAAGCGTTATCGAGCCTCCGCGACCGGTAATTTGACGAGTGCCATCAACGGCTATTACTATGCTTATAATGGCGGCATGACCGGCGTTAAGATTGAAGATGCGGATGATTTCGTATGGGCATATACATTCTCGTTGATTGGCGATGACGGGCAATGGCGTGATTACTCTGCGATGAAAGATGCTCTTGATGCAGAAACGGATTGGGGCTATTTCAAGCAGTTCAAAATAGGCCGTTGCGAATATAACCACATACGAAATAGTTATACCGCTGTTACCGTAGACGACCAGTGCTATCGGGCGTTGATGCTCAATAACATTGTGCTGATTGCAGGATTTGATGATTCCGGACTGCCCGGCGAAATGCAGTTGAATACATTCGGCGATGGCAACTACAATATGACGGTCAAAGACAATCCGGAACAAAACCATTTCGGCAATAAATGCTACAACAATATCGTCGGGGCATACGGCAATACGTTCGGGAACAGTTGCTCGATGAACACGTTCGGGAACTACTGTTCCGACAACACGTTCGGGAACTACTGTTCCGACAACACGTTCGGGAACAGTTGCTCGATGAACACGTTCGGGAACAGT